CAAACATTATACTTAAGGAGCTTGAAAAGGATAATTCACAAGTGGGTAGTGTCGGTAAGGCTGCCGTTGAGCGTCTTGACCAGAGCAGAGAAGGTGTTCAACTCTCCTTCTTCCAACTCGATGATCCTATCCTCACACAGATTCGTGATGAAATCCTCGGTCTTGATGTGAATAATCTTACACCCGTTGAAGCCCTTAATAAGCTAAATGATATTAAGAAAATCGTAAAGGGTTAGACATTATAAGCACTGACATCGTAGTTTATAGACAGGGTAAGAAAGACAGAGTAACAGAGTAAAGAAGACAGAGTAACAAAGTAAGTAAGACAGAGTAACAGAGTAAGTAAGACAGAGTAACAAGGTAACTAATCAATGAAAAAGAAGAAATATCGAAGTTGATGTAAACTAACTGATAATGAGGAGGAAATACACGAATTAGCATAATACTGCTCTATTTGTAAAGGGCAGAAATATGCAGATTTAGGCAGAAGTTCAGTTACCAGAGCGTTACCTTGTTTTGACGTTGGTAACGATGGAGAAAAAATAGGTAACTGAATTATTATCGTTCGTGTGGCTGTTGTTTCGGTCAGCAGTTTTCTGCGTAAGTGAGGAGCGCTTTAATTTGGGTAATTTTACCCACAAATATTAAAGCGTATGAAAACAGAGAAGATGAAGGTGTTGCTCTACCTTAAAAAGAGCGGTATAGACAAATCAGGTAAAGCCCCGATTATGGGGCGGATAACACTTGGAAGGAGTATTGCGCAGTTCAGTTGTAAACTCTCCTGCAATCCCGACTTATGGAATCCCCGTGAGAGCAGAACGGACGGCAAGAGCCGTGAGGCGGTGGAGATTAACGGAAGGTTGGAGAACCTGTTACTTTCCATTCAATCTGCCTATCAGTCTTTGATTGCCAAAGGCCAGCCATTTGATGCAGCCGATATAAAGGAACTGTTTCAAGGCAGTGTGCAGGCACGATGTATGTTCATCGAAAGGCTGGATATACTCATCAAGGAGAAAGAAAGCCATATCGGTATAGACATCAAGGAAGAGTCTATGTCCGCCTATCATTCCACTCGGAAACGATTGCAGGAGTTCATTCAGAAGAAGTACCATGTTTCGGATTTGGCTTTCTCGCAGTTGACAGAAAACTTTATCTATGAGTTGCAGGCATTCTGTCTCGGCGAACTCGGTCATCAGCAAAGCACATTCTTCAGAGTTGCTGCCGATTTGAAAACCGTCTGCAGGTTGGCTTATCGTGAGGGGTTGGCTGATACGCTTCTGTTTGATAATGTCCATATAGAACGCGGGAACAAGAAAGCACCTAAAGCTCTCGACCAAGAAGCATTGGATAAACTCAATGCACTCCGTTTTGATAAATTGGAGGAAGAAATGGAAACCGCTCGCAATGTATTTCTCTTCGCCTGTTATACCGGAGCTGCCTATTGTGATTTGATGGAGTTAAGCAAGAAGCATCTTGTCCGTGATGATGAGGGTTGTTTATGGTTGAAGTTCAACCGACAGAAGACAGGTGTGCTTTGTCGTATCAAGCTATTGCCCGAAGTTGTTCGATTAATTGAGAAAATGCACAGCGATGAAAGGGAAACACTGCTACCTTTCATCAAATATCCCACTTATCAGTCCAGTCTTAAAGCCTTGCGATTACGGGCAGGTATTTCTTTTCCCTTTACCTCGCACACGGCAAGACATACCTTTGCCACACTTGTCACCTTGGAACAGGGCGTTCCTATTGAAACGGTCAGCAAGATGCTGGGACATACGAACGTAAGTATGACCGAACGCTACGCAAAGGTAACACCACAGAAACTCTTTGAGGAGTTTAACCGTTTCCTTTCTTTCACAGAAGATTTGCGTTTAACCATTTAACCAAGATTTTTTTATGAGAAGTACATTTAAGATATTGTTTTACATCAACAGAAAGAAAATAAAAGCAGACGGCAGGACCGCTATTCTCTGCCGTATCACCATAGACGGCAAGAGTACCGCCATTACCACAGGCGAGCAGTGCAATTCCTCCGAGTGGAACAGCAGGAAAGGACTGACAACCGACAAGAAAACCAATCAAAGAATCGGCGAGTTCAAAAAACTTGTAGAAACGACCTATCAGGAGATATTGATAAAGGACGGAGTGGTAAGCGTGAAACTGCTCAAGAACCGTTTGCAGGGGATAGCCACCATGCCGACAACACTTCTTGCCATGAGCAAGGCAGAATTGCTATCCGTTAAAGTGTGCGTGGGCAAATCGAGAGCTAAGGGAACCTATCAGAATCTTCTCTATTCAGACAAGTTACTTACAGAGTTTGTAAAGGATAAGGGAATGACGGATATAGCCATAGCCACTATAACGGAAGACTTATTTGAGGAATACCGCTTCTATTTGAAAAAGCGAGGTTTGGCAACAGCAACCATGAATCGTTATCTTTGTTGGCTGAGTAGGCTGATGTATCGTGCGGTCAGCCAAAGGCTCATTCGCTGTAATCCTTTTGAGAATGCCAAGTATGAGAAAGTGAAACAGAAGATACGCTTTCTGCAAAAGAGCGATGTTGCCAAACTCATGGCATTGAGAGTAATTGATAAGGAAGCAGAACAAGCAAGACGGATGTTTATCTTTGCCTGCTTTACGGGCTTGGCTATTGCTGATATGGAACATTTGCAATTTGGACACATTCAAACGGCAGCCGACGGACAGAAATATATCCGCAAGGAACGGCAGAAGACAAAGGTAGAGTTTATTGTGCCACTGCACCCGATAGCGGAGGCCATCATCAATCAATGTAAGGAAGAACAACCCAGCACGAAAGAAATGCAGACGGTGAAAGAAAAAGGTGACGACTTTATCTTTCACTGTGCTTGCAGCCGTAGCGTGATGAGTGCAAAGCTGAGCATCGTGGGCAAGGCTTGCGGTATCAGAGAACGGTTGTCCTACCACATGGCAAGGCACACGTTCGGCACGATGAGTTTAAGTGCAGGAATACCTATCGAAAGCATTGCCAAGATGATGGGACACGCTTCTATCTCAAGCACTCAAATCTACGCACAGGTGACAGACAATAAGATTTCGGAGGACATGGACAGGTTGATAAGGAAACATCAGACAAAAGAAACGAGGGAGGAAACCGTATGAATGTCAATCACCATCAAACAAAAAGAGACCGCAGTTATTTCGAGTGGGGCGACAGTATGCAAATTATTCGCAAAGGCAAAGGCGAAATAGCAATGACAGAGAGCGAATTGGTAGATTTCTTCGGTGTAACATGGAGGAAACTCAATTATCGATTGCAACTGCTTCTGAAAACATATACCCTACAATCCGAAGAAAGGGCCGCAGGGGAGGTGGAAGTCTACGTGAACGGACTGTTAAAAGGATATGCCCCGCTTTATCCGCTTTCAATCATCATCGCTTTGTCTTATCAATTGGACAGCACGGAAGCGCACTTGTTCAGAAAATACGTTTGCCAAAAGCTGCAACGCTCTGCACTTGTGATAGAGCAGATATACCTACACGGCAATGCCAGTATCAATTGATATACTTTTCCCTTTCACCGATATTATCTTACTACATAACTACAAGGAAAGGTAATACGGTGAAAGAAAAAGGGTTGGCGTGTAGTCAGAAAGGAGAGATTGCTATTACTACAACAAACTACAGTTTGCAAAGTTACGGCGAAAAGCAAGGTGGTACTTGTTCTATATTTCAAGCAATTTATATATCTTTGCAAAATACAACCGAGACTTTTAACGAGATGAGGGATATTAGAATTGAAAAGGGAATCAATAAAGGCAATGCTTTGCTTTTATGTGAATGGTCCAACGAACAAGGAAAAGAGTTTCAGGAGCAATGGATGGGTTCCGAAATTTCTTACCCGCTGGACTATGATAAAATAAAGGACTTGGGAAATGTGTTTTCGATATTCAACCAAGGGGAATTTATCGGAATGATACAAGAAGTACGAATTGGCAAGGATAACATACACATAGGTAGATTTGTAATAGATCCCCGAAAAACAGGATTGGGCTTTGGGACTGAGGCCCTAAAAAGATTTGTAGATTTCATTCTTGAGGATGATAATATTAAAAGTTATTGCTGTCCGGTAAACCTTTTCCACATATAAAAGTTAAGGGCTAAAATCCGTATTTGGATTTCAGCCCTTTTTGTTACTTTTGTTTCTGCGATAAA